GGTGGCGGTGAAGGGGGTAGTGGGACTACCCACACAGGAACTGTGAGAAAAGATATATCTGATAGAAAGAAATCTTGGGGAAATAAGTATTAGTTGACAAATGACAAAAAATTTAATTAACAAAAAAAAGGGAATACGAAATGACTGATATGAAAGAAGCACTCGAAAACATGAAAAAACAGTTCCAAGAGGTTGACGGACAGGCAAATGAGCTTGTGACTCTACGGACAAAATTGGTGGGTGCGATTGAGTTTGCATCTTCAATGATTGAGAGTGATGAATCTCAGGAAGCTCCTAAAGAAACTCCTGTAAAAGAAAAGAAAAAATAAATGGAAATTTACGCCGAATATGGAGCCATAGGAGTTATCGTACTCCTTTTTATAGGAATGATTCAATTCTTAAAGTCAACTATGATGGGGAAACTCATTGAAGTTGAGGAAATCTGCATCAAATTAATTGACAGATGGAATCGTTCTGATGAAGTAAGGGATAGACGGCACGAAGATTTGATAAAAGAAATGAACAATCAAAGCGACGACCTTGCTTATTTAAAAGGAAGGATAAACGGCAAATTATGAACAAAGCACAGGTAGACACATACCGTGAAGAATTACTTGAACGCATAACTCGTATTGAAGAAAAGGGTAAAGCCCATTTTGAAATAACAAAAGAAATCCGAGTAGATGTTAAGTCTCAGAACGGAAGGGTTCGTAGGCTTGAGAATAGACAGTCGTGGTTTATGGGGGTTGGTTCTGTTTTAGCGTTTGTATTTGGGAGTTTAATTGCTTGGATAAAAGGAGAAATGTAAAATGGCTGAATGGTTAGCCCTTAATTGGGAATGGCTTTTATTGGGATTTATGGTTGCTGAGAAATTGGTAAAAATGTCCCCAACAAAAGCGGATGACATCTTGTTGGATGTCGTATGGGATGGAGTTAAGAAAATAGCAGGGAGGGGAAACAAGTGAGTATGTTATCAAAATGGGTTGCCCGTCAGGTAAAGAAAAATGGTGTCCGTGTAATCCTTGAAAAAGTTGGCGATATGATTGTAAAAACAACCAAATCCAAAGAAGACGACAAGGTATGGCAGGAAGTAAAAGATTTTTTACGTGCCAATATAAGAAAATGAAATCCTTTGGAACAATTATCAATGCCATCCTCAAGAATGAGGGTGGATATGTTTTCGATAAGGACGACCCCGGCGGTGAAACAAAATTTGGAATTTCCAAAAAAAGTCACCCGGAAATTGACATTAAAAATCTGACAATAGATGGGGCGTTAGATATATATCGGAGATTGTATTGGAATCCAAGTAAGGCTGAAAAATTAATGCCCGAATTACGGTATCAATATTTTGATATGGTTGTTAATGCCGGACAACCTTCTGCGGTTAAGGTTCTGCAAAAGGCTTGTAATGGCAAACTAAAGAGTGGAAATAAGATAGCCGTAGATGGAAGAATAGGACGAATGACTATTGGGGCATCTGAGAAATTGGAAGAAAGTCGGTTAAAATCATATCGGCTATTATATTACGCCGATAAGGTTGTCTTTAATCCTTCACTCGAAAAGTATTGGTATGGATGGTATCGGAGAGTAATGGTACAATAAAAAAGCGGGGGCTTTTGAATATAAAAAAGAGGGGAATAATTATCCCCGATACACATTTCCCTATTCACGACCAACAGGCGGTTAATGTAGTTCTAAAGGCTATTAAATTAATAAAACCTGACTTGGTTGTTAATCTCGGGGATGTAGGTGAATGGGAATCGGTAAGTGCTTGGAGGTGGAAAGGGAAAAAACAACCACCCCTCGAATATCAGTTGCCATTAATTGATGAAGAAATAAAATTAGTTAATCAAGGAATAGACCAATTCGACAGAGCATTAGACAAGGTAGGATGCGAGGAAAGATATATTCTCGCCGGAAATCACGACGAGTGGCTTACATATGGGTTCGTGGAGCGATACCCCTATATGAAAGAATACACTTTTTTGAACGCCTGTCGTTGGAAGGAGAGGGGCTATAAATATTATGAATACAATCGACCACTCAAGATTGGGAAACTCAATTTCATCCACGGGGCATACTGTACTGTCTATCATGCGAAAAAGCATTTGGAATGTTATGGTAGTAACATTGTGTACGGGCATACTCATGATATTCAGCGTCATACTATTTCTAAGTTGGATAGCGGAACCATTGGTGCGTGGAGTATGGGGTGTCTCAAGGATATGTCGCCGAAAAAAAATAAGTGGCTAAAGGGGAGATTGACAAATTGGAATCATGCCTTCGGGATTGTTGATTGGTTTGATAATGGAAATTTCAAGGTAGAAGTTGTTGAAATAGTAAAGGGTGTTACAAGCATTTGGGGAGAGACAATAATTGGATAGCCCTTTATATACGGTTTCGGAAAACAACTTAGAATTAGACGATGCGATTATTAGGCTCAAGGAATTAGGAAGAAACATCACCATTACAGACCTTTTAGAGCGGGGCAACCTTGAATTAATTATAGAAATGTTACAAATAATCGAAAGAATGAATATACCCCTGCGAATGGGTGAAGAAGGAATTGCATAATGAATGTAATGTATTGTACTCGGTCAGATTTAGTTTTCATTAAAGCAGATATTGGAAGCTATGATAGAAAAGCAGTTATTCAAAATTGGATAACGGACTCAGGTATAGTTAGAAAATCTGCAAATATTGGTCAAGGAATATCTGTCTTATACCGGGATAGTTTAGAATTGGGTTCGGCAGAGTCCAGTTCGGGGGCAGTCTCAGATGATGGAGAATGGTATTATGATGAGAATGCAGATGTGCTTTGGTTAGCATCAACTCAGAACCCGGCAACAAATCATGTTGTTGAAATGGGAATAGATATTAAGACACTTCAAGAGGATGCAATTCAACGAGCATCTGATTTTATCCGTGCCTATGTAAACAAACCTATAATGCCGAGAAAAGGAACAAGCCAAGCTGATGCTTCGGGTGGAGATTATGAAGAAATAATTAATCGGTCTTGTGCCATCTTATCCTCATCTTATTTGATAAGGGCTACCAATCCTGAATCTGCTAATGAATTAGAAAAGCAAGTTATAGATACTGAAACCGGGATGGGATACTTAGACAGAATTAAACGTGGGGAAATTAAACTTTGGAACGAGGCAACAGAAAGAATGGGTGATGGGGTTGTTTCTGTTATATCACAGGACTCTACAAGCACCGGGACTATTGTTGATACAAGGGGAGAAGCGACAATTTCCTATGATAATATTAAAGTTACTTGTTCAACGGGTGGAATTTTCACAATGGGTACGGCAAGCCCGGTTAAAATGGACTCTTATATTTCAGATTCAACGGGATTACAAACAACCAAATATGCAAATGCTGAAATAGTTGATGGTTCTTACTTGAATATAGGTAGGGGAATATCTGTACGATTTAGCCCCGGCATTTTCGTTGCCGGAGACACTTGGAGCATAGAAGTGAATGGAGATTTTGTAGAATCAGGGCAAATCAAAAATGCACAGGCATACAGGGGTTAATTCCTGTGATTTTAAATACCCTATACTATATACCAAAAGGCAAAGAACTCTCGATATATGGGGAATTAGAGGGTAAAAATTATGGCAATTAATTATTCAAACGCATTTAAAGAGATTTTAGGAGCTTTGAAGGAAATTCTTTACAATGAAACGAAATTATCCGTTCATTTTGATAGAAAATATAAATCGAGGGCAACTCAATACTTTAATATTTCGCCTATATCATCAACTGTTACCTCACGATTTAGTGGAGGTTCAACCCGGGAATACAATGCGGAAATATCATATTATCTGCAAAAGGGCAACTACGAGAAGCATACGCATCTCGACTATCTTACCGATATGGGCGAAAAAATTACTCGTCTATTTAATGATAAAACCAATGCGGTATCAACCAATGATTTATTTCAAGGGATAATTTCGCAATTCTCTGATTCTAACCAAGCCTTTGGCTCTATGGTGGCATATACCTTTCACGATGGTAGGATTGAGAACGTGGATTATCAACCCGACAGAAACGATGATGAGGAAATGGAAGATTTGAACATTGTAAAATTTGAATTTATTGCAACAGTAACGGAGGTGTTTATCTAATGAAGATAAAAGCAACTAAAAAGTTTTCAAAACTTGGCTCGTCTAATAATTGGGCGAGTTTTGGAAAAGACACTTACATAAGTCTTGAGCAAGGGGCAACAATTAATTGTGATTGTCCTGAACATTTGCTTGAGGGCGGTTATGTAAAGGAAGTCAAATCAAACAAAAAAGAAAAGGAAGATAAATAAATGGCTATTGATGGAAATGTCTATTCTTCAAAGCAGTTTGAACTATACATAGCCGACCAAAGTGTAATGGGAACGGCAAATACTACCGATGCAGACTTCATTAAGTTGGATGTAGTAAGTGTTTCGGATGTGGATTTTGGCGGTGGATTAGTTCAAGAAAGAAATTTGAGAAGCGGACAACAAGTAAAAAAATTAACAGACCACTATGTATCCCAAAAGGGTGCAAGTGCCTCTGTTCAATTTGAATGGGTTGTTTCCCACAAAGAGGGATTACAACAATTAATGAAAATGATAAGTGAAGATACTGCCTCTGCCTATGAATGGGCGGGGAATAAATCTCCGGCATCATACGAACACGGGGAATCAACGGGTGAAATGGCTACTGTTATAATCAGTAATCCAAATACCGGGGATGACCGGGTCTTACATTCTGCGGTGCTTACTGAATTAAATCTATCTCTGGATAGTGGAAGTGAAGGCGGTAGGTTGGTTGCAAGCGGTACATTTTACTCCGGCTACAAACCAACATTAGGAGCAGATACGGTAAGCCCCGATGGGACAGAAACTGCATTTGTGAAAACAATCTTTGACTGTACAACAAAACAGTTAGGCGGTTCAGATGTGGTGGCAAAATCATTCAATGTAAATTTCGCTTTTCCGGCAGTAAGGTTAGGTTTTCAAGGTGCGAGTGCTGAAGCCGAACAATACGGTAGAGGTGGCGAGGTTGTTTGTTCGGGTAGTGCAAGTGTTAAATATGATGCTAATACTGATGGTGAATTAGCAGGGTTTTTAGCAGGAAGTTCAAAGGCAGTTACTTTTGGTGACGGTTCAACAATTAATTTTTCTGTTCCCACTTCTGTATATACTGGATTCAATGTGGATTTGGGTGATTCAGAAGAAGGGGTTTTTGTTGAAATTCCGTTTGAAGGTACTGCGACTGGTGCCGGAAATCTATATTCAATTACAGTAGCATAAGGGATTAGGGGGGGAAATGAAAGTTACAATTAAGGGTCTTGGAGATTTTGAAGTAAAAGATTTGCCATATAAAACGGCAAGACAATTACATAGAAAAAACTCAAGAGTATTTTGGGGTAAAAGCGAGGAAGATGTAAACCCTGATGAATACTACGACCTGTTGGAAGAGGTAAGGGAATTGTCCGGCTTGAAAGATGTCGAACTAAATAAATTAACAATGCTTGAGGTTGACCAATTACTTCAGCAAATATTAATGGATTATCTTGGTTTAAACCCAAAAGATTGAGGGGGTTGTCGTTTAGCGTATGGTGGCTTCGTCATCATACCTTACATATAAGCCCGTATTCCCTCCCTTATACCGAAGTCAGCCCCCTCACTTATTTAAAAAGGGAATTTAAAACTATAGATGATATATGGGATGAAATTGAAAAAATTGCCGAGGTTAATTATAATACCTCGAGGTCTATTGGACAGGATTTATTTCACCTCATCCCATTATTTACTAACCCAAATTATATTGTAGATGAATGGCATATAGAAATGATAAATGAATATAATTTAATGAAAAATTTTAACATATCACTTGGTGTATTGGATGATGTTTCGTCTGATAGGTTAAACTGTTTTAGTATTATACAAAACGAAGTAAATGCCATAGCAGAATACGAAAGGGTAAAAAATAATGGCAAGTAATTCCCTAATAATTAAGGTTGGTCTAAAGGGTGCCAAAACTGTCGTTTCTGGTTTAAAGGGGATAACCCGAGGAATTGGAAGGGCATCAGGGTCAGCATTAAAGTTTGCCACAAGTTGGAAAACCGCCCTTGTTGGTATTACTGCAATAGGTGGTGCTTTAAAATCCGCATCTAAATTCGCCGATGGATTAAGGGAAATTCAAACCATTGGGGGGCAAACTGAGACTGAACTCAAAAGTTTAGGCAAACAACTTCGACTTGTATCGGGGGAATTTGGTCAAAAGATTGGGGACACTACAAAGGCTCAATATGATATTATTTCAGCAGGAATAAGTGGGTCAGTCCGGCAAATGGAAACCCTCCGGGCTTCATCAAAACTTGCCGTAGCGGGTGTTTCTGATATAGGGACAACTGCGGATGTAATTACTTCGGCAATGAACGCCTATGGACAAGCGAATTTAAGTGCAAGCCACGCCTCAGATGTATTATTTAAAACAGTTGAAAAAGGAAAAACTACTATCCCCGAATTAGGTGCTTCACTTGGTATGGTAATGCCATTTGCATCATCTGCCGGGATGTCGCTTGAAATGGTTGGGGCGAGTATGGCTCAGATTACAAAGGGTGGTGTTTCAACGGCAGAGGCGACAACGGCTTTGAAGGGGGCGATTGTTGCTCTTGATACGCCGACAAAAGGGGCACAAGCTGAGATGAAAAAATTGGGGTTTGAGATAAGCAGAACGGCTGAAGGCAATCTTGATTTTGAGGCAACAATGGAAGACCTTGCTAAGCTTGATTCCAAAACAATTAGTAAATTTGTTCCAAATATTCGTGGTCAATTAGCAGTTAAATCTATTACAAAAGATATGGTTGATTTCGGGGCAACTGTTAAAAGTTTTAATGGAATAGCCGGGGTAACAGATAAAGCGGTTGCAAAAGTAAATTTATCTTTAGGTCAACAATCAAGAATGTTAAGGGAAAATCTTAAATCAGGGATGATTGAACTGGGTACAGAGATTGGGAATAAATTTCTTCCGGCAATCGGGCTTATTAATAAAAAACTTCAAGCGGTTGGGAAAATCGGATGGGGAGTAGTTGGCAAAAGAATTGTTGATAATATGGGTGCAATATGGAGTGCGATGGTTGAAACAAGCGGGGTTATGATTGGTCGGCTTGCGGATATTTTACCCTACCATTTATGGGAATCCTTGAAATTGATGTGGGATATGATAAAAAAAGTCGGAGTGTTTTTATGGGAACCGATTGCAAAAGGGTGGAAATTAATTTGGCTTGGAATTAAAATGGGGATTGTTGGCTCGATAAATTGGATAATTGAACAAACAAATTCCCTATCCGAAATGATGAATAAACTTCCCGGTGTTAATATCGGAATGATTCAAAAAATTTCTACGACCTATGGTGAAGAAATCAACAAATTATCTAATGAAACAAGCCGATTTGAAGAAATGTTTAGTGCTGGTGCAGATTCGTCTGAATCAGCCTCCGAAAAAATAAAAGAAATCTGGCAAAGCCTTAGCAATACTATTTTTGAACTTAATGACGAACAAAAACAAAGTAGCGAAGAGACTGCTGATAAATATGTCGATGACCAAAATAAAAAGAAGTCGGCGGTTTCAGTTTTAAAAGACCAAATAGACTCGGTTGCCGAATCTGAAAATAGAAGTTATCAAACCACATTGTCGGGTGTTAGAAGTTCAATTAAGGCATTTCTTGCACAATCAATAGCTAAAATGATTTCGGCTGAATCATCTAAGGGGATTTTTGGGATTGCTACTGCTACGGCAGGGGCAATAGCAATTTCTGCTCTATTTGATAAAATGGTTCCAAAGTTTGCAAAAGGGGGGTCGTTTATTACTGACAGACCTCAAATGTTTATGGCGGGGGATAATCCCGGAGCAAGGGAAAGGGTAACAGTCGAACCACTTTCAAGCCCCGGTTTTCAATCTTCGGGGAAAAATATTACTGTTAATATATCCGCACCCTTAGTAGATGAGACTGTCAGGGACTCAATTATGCCCTCAATTCAAAATGCGTTGTCAATGGAACTTGCTTAGTGTTAGACCTACCATCGGTTTATACAACTGCCTTGAGCAGTCCATTTCAAGAAAATTGGATAGTTAAATTATACTCTGATAATACGAATTATATTGGGATTAGCTTTGATAGTATAACGATTGATAGTGTTAGCTATACTGGGGCAATCCTCAATTCACCATCGTTGAGAGAATCCATTTCTATTGAATCCGGGAAGGCTTCGGTGGGGAATATATCTCTTGAAGTTGCTGAATATATGGTAGGGTCTAATAAATTTAGTAAGGAGATATTTACTGGGGGATATATAAATAATACTGTTAAGATATATTCTGTTCTTAATAGCAATACAAATATCAATAACGCCTTACAATTATTTTCAGGTGTATTAAGCAGTATGACAAGTGATGAAAATGGGAAATTGAAACTAACTATAATTACAACTCGACCTTGGGATGGAATTGAAATCCCGAACCAATTATCAGATTCGGGTGTTTATGTTCCTGTTGCTTATGGTGATTATGTCAATAACAACGCTTCCTCATCGAGCCAATTCAAGCTTTATCCTTCTCCTTTTATTAATTCAGAATCTAATTACCTCAATTTCGCAACTCACGATTCAATCGGAGCCGTATATGGAAGTTATTATGATTCATCTGCTAAAGTGTTTCCATCTTTATCTATGCAAGCATCAGTATCTCAAACAAAGGATGGTGTAGATGCTATTCAAGTTTTAAATAGCATAACGAGAACGTATAGAATTAAGCCTAATCTCAACGCAAATGATTCAAGTGACTATACTGACCCATTAAAAGCCATGAATGATTCTGTGTCTGATTATGCAACCGCCTCAATTAGTGCAGATAATGATACAGTTACTAAAAATCTCAAAATAGATTTGCCAAATTTATCTGGTAAGGTTACATCAATTCTAATGTATATAAAATATGATTATATATATGACCAAGCGAATGAAAGTGGAATTACTTCCGAGGTCGCTTTGAGATATATACATAAATATGGCGAAACGACCTCAGCGGTAAATATATTTAGTGATACTTCTATAGATTCTAATGAAGTAACCTACTCCTCAAGCGGGAGTGCTGATATTGACAACTCGGGAACAAGCCATACTTCTTTATCAATGACTTCTATTATAAGTGCTAACTCGAATAAATTACCTGATGAGATTTGGATTCAGAATTATGTGTCAAACAGTCATGAAAATCCAAGCAACTCCGAAACAACTTCAGAGGCTAAAATCTATGACATTTGGTTTCAAATAACTGTTGCCGAAGATACGGACAACGAACCTTCCTCGGCAGGAAAAGAAGTTGCAAGTTTGGATACTGTATATATTGGGACAGATGGATTTAGCAAATCTTGGTCTTCTGGTACTGCGAAAACCACCCACGATGTTCATAGGGATATTCTTTATCGTCTTTTAGGTATTACTGCATCTCCGAGAGTAAACAATACGACATTGTGGAGTACGATAGATAACGAAAAGAATTGTGAGGTAAGATTTTTTACCGAACCGAATAAGCCTAACAGTATTCTTAATTATCTTGAAACCCTCGCCTATGAGGGGGGTTTTACATTTCGATTTCGAGCAACGGGCGAGCCTGTATATAATTTTATTCCAAATAGTCCAAGTACCGACCTAACATTAACGCATAGTGATATTATTGATTTAAAAATTACTCATACTCCATTAACCCAATTAACAACGAACTGGACTGTTCAATATAATAAAAGCCCGGCAGGGAGTGTATATAATTCTAAATCAACCCACACTATGTCTGAAAGATATAATTATACTGGGGTTGAAAATAAGAAAGATATAAAATTAAAGTATACAGTTAGTGATGTATCAAGAACTGGAACCAATAGAAACGACTCTTTTCTTGATTATTATACTGATGTTCTGGGTGAAATCAAACAGATGGTTTCTTTTAATCTTGTTAATCCAACCAAATTGAAGTTAGAGGTTGGGGATTTTATTTCGTTTTCATCAATGGAAATTGACTCTATGGATGGAACTTGGTCAAACAAATATATAGTAACATCAACCTCAAGGGGAGTTGGTGGAAAAATGAGCATTACTGCAAGGGAAATTTAGATGGCATATTTCAATCACGCTGATTATGATTCGGGGACGAATTTAACCTTTGAGGTAACACCCGATATTGGGATAGCAACTGGAAAAAAATTCAGCAATATTATAAGTGAATCTTTCGGGGGTATCGAATATATAGTTCAGCCACACTCGGGCAAGAAAACTTGGTCGTGGAGTTGGTCTAATATTAGTTCTTCTTTTAAGGGGGAACTGGAAACTTTTAGAAATACCATTGGTGGTAACTATAAATCGTTTACCTATAATGATGGTTCCACAAGTTATACTGTAAGGATGGCTCCCGACAGTCTCCAATTCACAGAATCACAATATCAAAGATATTCAACAAATATAAAATTAAGGGAGGTTTCTCCATCATGAAGGATAAATTAGGAATGTCCGGGGAAGTGCAAGTTTCCATTCGGAAGGGCAAAAAACAAAAAATAAAAAATGCGATACATAGTGGGTTACGTTATACAATATCCGCTTCATTGCAAGATGATAAAAGTTTTTACATGGGGGGTGGAAATTTCGGCACGGATAATTTCGCTTCACCAACAAGTGCTGAAAATGGTATTGTAGTTCATAATTCAACGCCCACTTATTACGAAACGAAAACAACTTCGGCGACAGGGAGTACTGGGGCGAATACGCTTGTTGTGGTAAGTAGCACCCGAGCAGATGGTTCGAGTTATTCCTTAACTGGGGCAAAACTTGGACACGATTATTCAAATGGTGGGTTTAATGTTACTTACGCCACAACCACATTCACGCAAGCCGTAGCCGATGGGCAACAATTAGATTTGACGTGGACAATCACACTTTCATAGGAGGAAAAATGAACATCTTTGTACCAAAATTTAACATAAAAATCGTGGGGAATGTTCATCTGCAAATTCGGGATGGAGATGGAGCAATCAAACAAGATGAAAAATATCGGAATGCAATTCACGATGATTTGATTAATGCAATAGTAACCCACATGGGGGCGAGTTCCGGAAGTACCGCTTATCATATCACAACGGCAAGCGGTTGGTTCACAACTGCTTATGGTATGCAAACGGGAAAAGATGGAATTATCATAACTCAAACAAGTGGCGACGCGGTTAAAACGTATGATGATGGTATTGGAAATGATTGCTATGATTTAAAGTTGTCTGAAGCAACGTCTCAGGGGTCTTCGACGGGTTTATGTTCTTGGACGGCAGAAGGAACTTGGACAGGAGCATCAGGCACTGGGACTGCTACGAGTGGGACTTTCAACGAAATGCGTATTGGCAATAGTTTTGAATTTACTGGTGGTGATACTTCTGAATTTTCAACCAATTTCGCAACCGCTGAATCTTCGGGTGATTTCACGGCTTTTACTTTAGATGATAATGATGTTTGTCGTGTGACTTGGACTCTTAGTGTTCCTGCCTAATGGCATCAATAACTATTACTTCGCCCACTTCGTCATCGGATTGGGAACGGGGTTCGACCCACAATATAACATGGACTAAAAGTCTTGGTGGGCTTGAGGAATTTGATTATATTGAATTGAAATTATATCGAAACGGCACAAGTTCGGGCGATTACCTTTCCTTGATTACTACAATTTTTTCCGAGTCCGCAAGTTCGCATAGTTGGACTATCCCCACAACTTTATCGGCTGATACAGATTACTATATAGAAGCAAAGATGCGATATGAAGAAGATATGCCCTAATGCCCTACGTCAATGATTTTTCTGATGCTTTTGAAATATCTTTGCCCTTACCAACAATTCGGACTGCTTCTGATTCGTTAGCAGTTTCCGAGTCTTTAAGTCGGTCAGTTTCCACTTGGAAAGTCGTTGAATCCCATACTGATTCTGTAAGCACGGCTGAATCCTTTTCCACCCCCTCAGTTACGACATATCGGACAACCGTATCCACCTCAGATTCTGTAAGCCTGTCCGAATCCCTTGCCCGTTCTCTTGACACTTGGGAATATATTATTTCCCACTCCGATTCAGTCGTCACCGCTGAATCCCTCAT